CTTTCTATCTCATTTAAATTTTGAAATTTTTTAATAGCATTAAATTGTGAAATAGAATTGACACCTGCGCTTATTATATTTTTATCTGATCCACTTATGCTATCTAACATAAGAACAGCTAATGACTCATAATCTTTATTAGCAGCTGCTGTATACATAGCTTTTTTAGATATTGCACTACCTCTGTTAAATGTTGCAATAACCATGTAATCAAATGCTTTTTGATCTAATTTTACACCAAAATTATTCATACGATTATTAACTCTTAGTTGATGTTCTTGTAAATCATCTAGTAATAATTGTTCTGCTTCTTCTATTGTTATTACTGTGCCTGGTTGTACTGGTGTACCTGATGACCTACCTGTATGACCGTAGCCAATAGTTTGTACGCCAGTGCCATCGTCATACGCTTCTAATCTAAGTGTTTCTTTTTCTTTTATGAACTCAATACCTTCAGGAGATATTGTCATATCCCCTTCGTTATCCACTAGCCAACCTGGACATAGTGTCGAGAGTAGTAAACAGGTAGCTAAGATCATTACGTTCCTTTGTAGCTTTTTCTTTTGCTGCTACTTCTGCACCAAATAAACCATCAGCGTATTCTTCTAGACTAGCAGTTGGTGTCTCTGGAACGACAAGGTTTTTATCTGCACCAGGAAACATACGTTGTGCTAAATCAAAGTTCTTGTTATAATCTGCTACTGCTGTTTGATAGTCTTTACTACTCGCTACATAAAAATCTGCTAATGCAACCATCTCTGCTTCTGATAATTCTCTATCTATACCTATAGCACGTAAAGCACCGTCTATCTCTGTTTTTACAGCTGATGGACTAGGTTCTATAAATACTTTAGGTAATAATGGTGGTCGTTTGTATAACCTATCTTTTTCTGCTGCTAGATGTGTACCTATATCTGATAACTCATAGTTAGCATTTGTCATTGCTGACAACATAGCTGTTTGACTCGCAGCACCCCAACTACCTTGCTCAAAAAACCAATCATCGTAACTTAAATATCCTGCTTGTAATAAATCTGTTTGTACAGCTAGTCTCTCTTGTGGCAACATATTAAAACCTATTTGTATATGATCTTGATTACCATATCTATTTTTTACATCTTCTTCTGTAAGTGTTATTGTTTCTGCTGCCATGTCACTAGGTGTAAGTTCTCTGCCTTCTTCAAACACTGCTGCTAAATCAGGATTCTTATATACAGTATATCCTGGTGTAATACCACCAAACAAACCATAATTACCAGAAAACTCACTTTGTCCTAGTAATGTTTCTCTTGCTTGTTCTATTGCTTTAGCTTCTTGTGTTCTTAATACTGTATACCCACCATCAAGTTGACCTTCTTGTAATTGTACTAACTCACTCTCTGTAACGACTTTTTGTTCTATTTCGCCTGTTGCATTGTTCATTATTGTTATAGCACCACCTGCTTCTTTGACAGTTTTGTATGTGCCATCACTTATATCTTTTACTCTATCGTTGTATTCTCCGCTAAATTCATAGTTGCCTGGATCACCTGACATAATAGGTTCATACAATACAGTAGGTTCTGCTCTAAAACCTTGCTTAGGTACTTTTGTTCTACCAGGTTCAACTTCTCTAAATAGTTGCATTGTATCTTCTGGATTGTCATAATTTTTTTTGTATGCGTCATACTCATCTGTAGAGAACAACACAACACCTTTACCACCGCCAGGTTTTACTAATGCACCTATCTGTCCTGTAGAGTCATACCAATCGTCTAATTTATCTACTAAATAATTAAAATAATCTTCTGCTTCATCTGCTTGTATAACACCTGCTGATATATCCATACCTTTAAATACATCTAGTCTCACGTCCATAGGTGTATTTACTAACCATGTCTCATATTGTCCTGGTGCATATCCTGCAGGATTACCTTCTAGTTCTACTGCACCTATTGCGTCATTTAGTGCATTTGTGAAAACATTTTTTGTAACGCTTGTCATACCTAAACCAGATACAGAATCTTTTGATTGTGCTGTATCGTATATTTTTAAGGCAGTGTTTACTTTTGCAATAAATAAAGAATCAGATATGTTTTCTTTTACATAACCATTAAGTTCTGCAACAAAAGGATCATTGTCTGCTAATTGTCTTTGTGCAATAATGCTGTCGACTATAGATTGTTTATATTCTTCTGTCATGCTTCTCCCTGCTGCGTAGGCAAATAAGCGCCATATTCAACCATTGTATCATAATCATACTCTAGATCCTCTAAGAACTGTGTCCTCTCTTGGAATAATGGTAATAGTAAGTTTTGTGCAATAACATAGAAATCATCATTAGATACTGCTATTTGTCCAATAAAATCTCTAAGTTGCTGTCTCTCAACTAGCATTGTACGTGATGTACGCCAACCGTTAGATGACAAACCTTTACCTAATGATTTTTTTTCTAGTATTTCTATATAATCTAATACTTGTGCAACAGCTTTACCTGTTTCTGTATTACGTAACTTAGGACTATTTTCCCAGTTTTTTAACTCTTCGTATTGTGCGTCTAATGTACCACGCTGTGGTAAACCAGGTATTGATGTATCGAATCCTGGATATTTAGTTGCAGCTATATTTCTTTTAAGTGCTAATAATCTTGATCTTTGTTTTGCCTGGTATGGATCTGTAATGTCAAACTGTGCTAAAGAAGCTACTCTCTCTTCTTCCATAAAAAATTCACCTAATCTTTGATTACGTGTAGCTAACCATTCTTCTGGTGTTAAAGGTTCTCTTTGCTCATTGTATATAGTTCTTGTATATGCTTCGTAGTCAAAAGGACCACCACCGCCATTTGGTACTGCATAGAATGCTGTAAGTTTATATTCTTCAAATAACTCTGGATTCTCTTTTTCAAACTGTACACCACGTTCATCTACAGGTCTAGGTTCTACAACTATAGATTTAGGTGTAGCAATATCTAACGGATTAAAACCAAACTCATCTATAAAATATTTTGTAGCAGAATAATTATCACCAGGTGCAAATAATAAATTACCTGTGACTGGATCTTTAGGTGGTGTCTCTATAAGTTCTCTATATCTATCTGCAAGTATTTGCATAGAATATACGTTGCCTGCATTCTTAGGATCGCCTATATCAAATCTAGGATTTAATCCTGTAGGACCTACAAACTGTGAAAACATCTTTATTAAGGTAAGATTTCTACCTATACTTCTAGATTTCTCTAATAATCTTTGTTGCGCTTCTGGTGTCATATCATCTTCACCATTTGCTTTTAGTACTCTATATACATCAATAGTTGTATTAGCTGCAATACGTGATAACTCACCTGGAGGTGCGTCTTCGTTAAACATAAAAGCAGCACGTACACCGTTCTTTAACCATGCCGGTACACCTGCTTCTTGTATTAAATCACCTGGTGTTTTGACTGTAGGTAAACCATAAGGAAATAAAAACTTTTGTGTTTCTGTAAACTTAGGTGTACCTTCTAAAAAGAATGCTGCAGGTATAGCAGCTGTAGGACCGATACCTGGTACAACTTCTAATGCAATGTTTAGAGAACCTGCATAACCTGGTAATCTAACACCTACATTTCTATCTTGACCAAATATAGCGTCAGATACTAAATCATCTACTAATGGATAATAGAATATTTCTTCGCCTGTAACTTCGTCTTCTGATAAAAACCCTTCTCCTTCTACAGGACTAAATGGATTTTTGTCACGTGCAGCTTGTACAGTTACTTGACCTCTTCTTACAATCTCTGGATTCTCTTTTAGTAACTTAGCCCATGTAGATAGTATTTCTACGTATGCTTCACCAAATGGAAATATACCTCTAAGGTTGTAGGTAATCTTACTACGCTTACTTAAATCGTATAACAAACCTTGTAGTTCTTCTAGTGCTATAGCTTTTGCAAAGTTATCTACATATTCTGCGTCTACAATGTTATTGTCAAATCCTGCTACTGCATTTAGATCGTCTATAGCAGTGTTAAAACTTGTAAGACCATCGTTTAATTCATCTATTAATGCTTCTTTTTGTGCTAATAATGAGTCAACATCTATATCATCTCCGCCAATGTTTATTTGATCATCTATATCATCAATAAGTTTTTGTTGTTTTCTTTTGTATATAGAAACATCTCGTTGCATTTTTTGTATCATATTTGTATTGTCTACATACTCTCTACCTGCTTTTAAATCAGCTTGATTTAGTTCTTTAACTCTTCTCTCAAACATATCTAAATTTATTTCTGTATCAGCTTTACGCAACTTAACAGAAGGTAAACCAATATCTGCTTTTATACTTGCTAATAAATTTTCGTTAGGTATGTTAGAGTTTCTT